TAATTTAAAGTGTACATCTAAATTAGCAGATGCGCTGGTAGAACCTTGATTCTGTATTACAACATTGGATAAGGTTGTATAATTATTACCAGAGTTAATTAAATTAATTGCACCAATTTGACCTGCTCCTAATAACGCGGTTAATATTGCGCCTGACCCGTCTCCGTTGACAATTAATGTGGGTGCTACGGAATATCCAAACCCTGCGGTCGTTATGCCTGTACCAAATACATTGCCCGTCGAATATAATATTGGCGTCGCGGTTGCTGTCGTGCCGCCAAATGGCGATGTAGGGGCACTAATAGTCAACGTGATGCTATTAACATCAGAAAAACCTCGGTCGCTTGATGTGACAGTAACGGCAGAAACGGTACCATTTGGTACCGACACTGCATTTTGTGCTATGGATTTATCAACAACTCGCGTGACTTGTAAATTGTTCCCATACGATAAAAAATTTGCTGCGGTAAAGAAGTATCCTGCAGTTGTATCATTTGGGACACCAAATTGTTCTACAAGTTTTCCTTCAGAATCTACAGTTACTACTTGTTCAACAGGTCCCCATTGAAATGCGCCCGAAAATGCTCCCGCAGTAGTTGCAACCGAGGGAACAACAGTTGTTCTATCTTCTTCGGTAACTACAACGCCAGGTGAAAGCTGAAATGCCATCTTCTTCTCCTTGATAATTTTATAGATATCTCTCTATAATTTGATTTCTATTTATTTATAATTACCAACAATTAGACTTTTTCCAACCAATTTAGCACAACTTTATTCATATCTTTACCATTGCTATTCGAAAACCAAAGATCTCCGTTTGCATCTTCCTCCGGTACCGATCTTTCAGTAGGCCCCTCATCTATGAATCCAAACGGGGTAAGATTTTCTTCAATCTGTTTGAATTGTTCTTCGTATAATACTTTTCGCAGATTTGTGTCTGTTAAGTCTTTAAAGAAGGATTCATTAGATGCCCAAGCAAAAAGAACTAGGGTCATTACAAGATCGTCGTGATAACCCTCATCTGCTTTATAAAATCCTCGTATCTCAATAAAGGTTGAGATTTCTCCAATAATATCGGTATCATGTATTAGTAGTTTATTACTTTCTACCATACTTTTGAATGCGGTGCAGCCAAGCCTTTTTACTAATTTGGTGGTTCGTACTCCAAGCGTAGCACCGGAACTAAATCCGCCGGATAAATATTGCCCGGACTTAGAGTTACTTCCTACAAAGAATACGTTTTCATATTCAAGATCGGTATATAAAGAATCGGCAACTTGTTGACCGTTATCATTTATCTCAATTAAACAATATGCCGTATGGTAATCCTTTGCAACCTTATGTATAATATTTGGGTATAGTAATGGACTAATTTTATTGCTTCTGTATTTTGCCACCACCGTATAGGGGTATGCTGTTATATCCATAACCGTAAAGGCGCAATGGTCGCCTCCGACGCCTCTCGAAGTATCCGCTACAAGCATATAGACGTGATCTTCTTCTGGCTCTACAATTATATCTAATCCATCTTTACTATACACATAGGGTTTAGATGACATTCTACCTATTGTATCCGGATTAACTAATGTGTTAGATGACCCTAAGAAATTACATAATACTTCTTGGTTAAACTTAAGTTCACCGAGAATAGCTCTTTGTTCATCCGCCCACTTTTTGTCTCTACCCGGAATTTCGCTGTAATGTATAAACATAGGGATAAAACCATTGAGCTTTTGTTCTGCTTCGTTCCAAAATTTCCAAAAATGATTATACCCCAAAGGGGTAGATGTAAGTAGAATCTTTGTTGTTTCACCCGCAGAAACAACTGGGTATACTGAAGTAAAGAAATCCTCCGCTACATTATTTGGAATAATTGCAGCTTCATCAATATATAACCAATTGACAGATTTACCTCGAATACCGGAAGAGCTTGTAGCCGCAGTAAAAATTCTAGATCCATTTTCTAATTCAATATCACCTTTGTTAAATGTCTTAACGCCTTGTTGCATCCAAATAGGTAAACATTCATACATCAGTTCATACCGATATAAAACTTCTCTCGCAGCTGAAGATTTATTTGCTAAAATAGCAACAGTTTTATTTGATTGAAATAGAGTATACCATAGAATGCAAGCAGCAGATGTAATTGTTTTACCTTGTTGTCTGCCTTCCATTAATATAACTTTGCGATTATTAAGAATAAGATCAACTTTTCTTTTTTGGCATTCATATAAAATAAAGGGAATTAATCCTTTATCCAAAGAAACAATCTTGCAATATGTTTCAATAAAATATATAGGATTTTGAATACATTTCATTAATTCCGATACTTGCTCGGAAGTGTATGATATAGTGGTACCAATTTGTTTTAAATTTGGGTTACCATTATAAGAAATTTTCTTACTGGTCGATTCTGATACTATCATTTTTATTGCCCAATAATTTCATAAGTTCAGCAGTTGACCCTGCAAATACTACATTATTTTGAGTACCGATATGCCCTGCAGGTTTGTCTCTGTCTAATTCTTTGACTTGTTTTTGCAATGCAAGTAAATCCTTAGACACATCTGACAATGTTTTGATGAATTGTCCAGCGACCTCATAATGCCTAGGTGTTTCCGAATTTTTAGAAAGTTCTATAAGATTTTCTAAAGTGTCTCCGCCTTGTATAATAAGTGTACGAAGAGTATTTCTTGCTAATTGATAATCTTCTTCTTGATCTGTTTCCTTATTAGAATTTAAATTTGACACAATAGGTGCGGTAGTAAGGGCATTAGTCTGCTCCATCACTGGCTCTATGTCAAAAAGATCATGTAAATTCTCTAAATTTTTCATTTAAAAATCTTCAAAATTTTCTATATACCCATAACTATCAGTTACATTTGCTGTGGGAGAATCCGGTTGAACCGTAATTTTTTGTTGTTGATTCGTTAAATCTGGCGAATTAAAGGTATTTGTAATAACCTTTTTAATAACACCTTGTTTATTAACAGGGCCATAAAAATTAAGTTTAACTGTAAACCCTAAAGTCCACATAACAGAACGTCTGGTTACAAAATCTCCTTCATAGTCATCTTCAAACCCTATAGTATTTAATAAAATAGGAAGATCATTTTGTATATTTAATTCCGGTATTGCCTTTAAAGTTAAATTATAGTCGGGATTAAAATATGGTAATATTTGTTCAATAATTTGCAATCCATCATCTTGATTTCTAGCATACACATATAACAACATAGATAAATTATATGGAGTAGGCGCGTATTGCGTACTTGAAGTTGTGCTTGTATCCAATGCCCTAGATTGTTGTATTGGACTAACTTTTCTATTAGGATCATAATCCAATGATACTAATTCAAACCCCATTCTAGGTAAAATAACTTGAAATTGATTTGTTTCTATAGTAGGTTGTTGATTTATTCTAGCTAAAAATTTCTGTTTAGGCGAATAAGATAACGGTACCCGTTGTACATTTATAGTATTGCCGTTACCATCTTTTCGTTCAATGGTTATACTATTGAACATATTACCAAAAGCAATAATTGCCTTTCTAATAGTCCCCCAATAAAATCGTTGATCTAGCATTTAAGGATCTCCAAACGGATTTCTTTCAGAAAAATCCAAAACTGCATTTTTTTCTGCTCGTATTTTTTCATTATCTGCACCAACCGTTGGCTTATTCGAAGTATAATCCTCTAATACCATTGGAGTTAATTCAGAAGTTTCTAATAATATACTATCTCCGCTTTCGGAAATTATTTCAAAGTTATCTATATCTAAATCATAACCAGATGCCAATTGATCTATTTCAGCAACACCCGTGTTAAATCTTTCATTAGAATATTGCATCAATTCCCCATATAGGGTATAAACATATAATTTGCCTACCTGATAAAATGGTACGGCATGTTCGACTTTTCGTATCTCAAAAAAACCTTTTGTCAACGGAAAATAAATTACGTCACCTTCTGCTGGTCTAGTTAATATAGAATTACCTGTGCTACCAATTACATCTGACCAACGTTTTCTTGCGACAACAAATGTAGCCGAATCTCTAATCTCAACACCAAATTTCGTTAATAATTCGCTATCACCTTCGAAACCATTATTAGATTGTAAATACATCTCAATTGGGTAAGCGTGATCAAAAGTATTAGTTGGGTCTTCA